TCCCGGACGCTATTGAGGTAACAATATGATCCCCGTCATAATTCGTTGTTCCGCTAATCGTAATTACATCATCGACCGAAACACTTCCTGTATCTGCGGTGAAAATAGTAATGCCTGGGAGCCGGGTGACAATACTCGTTATTGACCGTGTAGCGCTGGCGGATTCCTTCGGGGGGATTGACCCTAGCAATGATGCCGGGGGTCTACGCTCTAACCCACCATGCGGAGTGCTGAGGAAGTTGGACTGTTGCTTGTTCCCCTTCGCGTACTGTTCAAGGTCTGAACGTGTCCACAGCGACGGAGAAAGCAACCCGCCGCTTAAATTGTGCCTTACTAGCCGTTGCATTAATAAGACCTCCGATCATCTACCCCATACCGTCGACGCCCGCGAGTCCGCGAATAATTCTGCCGCTTCCTTCTGCTGTTCGGACTCTTCTTTGCATAAGCGTCGACGCGCTGTGCCGATGGCAAAACAAGCTGGTTAAATATGTTCATCAACTGCGCGAGCTTCTTGTCGTTCTCGGTGACGGGCAGACAGATTGCAATTCCGAGCTTTCCGCGCACAACTGCGAGTAAAGTGCTAGGCCATTCGGTAGGGTCAATCGAGTAGCGGTGATATTTAATGCGGATTGTTTCACCAATATTGCAATAAAGCAGTCCATTCTCAATCTCGTAATCAAATGATTCATCCCACGTAGGGCGCAGGAAGTCGTCTGGAAGCTCATAGCTGTATCCCCATAGCGAGGATTCATCATCGGTCAGATCGGTCGGTAATGTGAGCATAACCGGTTTTAAAAGCGCGTCCCATGTGTAATCCGTCTGAGCCTCACGAATTACTACATACATATGGCGCTGAACAACCGCAGGGATTAGACCGGTGTTGTCGTCGAATACTGGATTGGTCAAGAAGTCCTTCACCGCTTCACCAACGTCCTCTAGTGCCAGGTTACCAATCTCTGTCAGAGTTGATATAAAAGTTGCTGGTGCGGCCATTGCGTCTCCTTGTTTCTATCTTTTTAGCAAAAAACCCCCCTCCATGCAAGATGAAGGAGGGCATATCCGAAAGGACGTTGACGGATTAGGCAGAGATAATATCGCCCACAACTACGCCGCGGTCATCAGTGCGGACAAAGTCCACCTTCTCACGTGCGTATACTGCGGTATCAAAGCGGTGATCCGGGCTGATTCCTTCGCTGACTTTCATCGGCTTATAGGAAACCTTGGTAATCGCCTGCGGACACCAAGAGAACCAGTTGTCAATCGCAGTTGCGCCGCCAGAAGTCCACGTCCCGGTATCAGTAGCGCCGGAAACAGCAGACTCAATGACGAACGTATCAGCGGTTACGCTAACTACATCATAGGTTCCGTCCCATGCGGTGTCACCTGCAATCGTAACGGCTTCACCTGCAAGCAGTCCATGGGCTACATCGGTAAACGAAACAAGTCTCTCCCCCCCCCCTGGGGCAATAGCCGTGAAGGTTCCAGACTTGGTCGGGGAAGCGATCCCGCTAAACTGGCTCATGTAGCTGTTAGGCATAACGACGAATGTAACGCCGTCAATTTCTGGGATGTCGCCTGTGCGGAAGTTTTCATAGCTACGAACAAAGTCATTGCTGTGAATCTGCGATCGGCTATTTGCTCGGAAGTGCCGTGCCAGCGTGGAGCTGATGCAACAATAGATAGGCGAACCCTTGGCAAACCACACGTCGTCAAACTTTTCGCAGATGACAGAAGGCAGAGTTTCAATGGTAACTTCGGAATATTTCAGGTCTGCAACGATCTGAGTAGAAGGAAGAACCACAGATGCCAGCGTATCACTTGCATTACTTGTACGACTTACGGAAGGAGCAACAACACCAGTACCAAACAGCTCGTCACGGGTCTTATGGAGCTTGCGGACTCCGACATTAACCTCTTTGCCCTTGGGGTCGACCAAATGCTGCCAGCCCTCATCCTCGTCAAAATAATGGCCCCACTCATTCAACTGCGGGAGAGACTGCGTACGGATCTTATCAACGGCCATATGCGGCGTTTTGGTCGCTTTGTATGCGTCCCAAGTTTCCGTTCCGGTGTTGTAGTAGCCTTCACGAGTCGCCTTAGCGGTCAGTGCGGCGGTTGTTGCGTCGGCGGAGTCGAGAGAGTCAATGCCATCAATCCATACGCCTTTACCTGCTCCCATTTCTTCCATACAGAGGTGAGAAACAACGGAGTGGGCTGGATGTTCTCCGAGGAGGTCTTGTACGTTTGCTTTGAACTGCTCAAACTTATGCACTTCTACATGTGATTGCGTTGCCATGTTATCCTACTTTCCCTTGCGGGCTTGTGAACTATCAATACGGGTTTAGTCGTCTGACCGTGTTCACCGTCTAGTAGGTGGGGTCTGGCTGATCTCTGTTCGGGGCCGTAGCGTGTTCCAAATCTCTGATCTGCATAACCAGTACCCCTTTAAATGATTCGTGTCAAATAAAAAAACCTCCCCCTGTTCATAAGACAAGGGAAGGCGGGTTGTGCTGGGAAAGCATTACCTCGATTATTTAAACTTTTTCTTCATCAGCTCTCCTATTTGTGCAGTGACTTCATTGCGTTCAAAAGCATTCCCTTTATACGCCGGTGATGCCTTAAGTCGAGAAATTTGATCGTCAATGTCTGCGCCGCCTGCCTCGCCATCGTCAATCTTGTCCTCTGCCGTTCCGAGTGCTACCCCGTCAAGCATCCTGAGAACGTCCATATCACCATTGAGTCCAACAGCCGCTAGCTTGGCCATAGCGTCAGGGAATTGACCTTCTGCACGCTCTAGCCCTGCCATGCGATCTTTTGCCCCGTCACCCCACTCAGCTTTCAGCGTTGCGATGTTATCGGTGCGAAGTTCCGCCGCCTTTTCAACCATTTCGGCGCGATCCATTTCCATCTGTTCGCCCCAGATTTCCATTGAACCGGCGAGCTGGTCGTTCGACATGTTGATTTTCTTGAACGCATCGAAGATCCCAGCCTTGCGGTCGTCGCTCAGCAACTCGCTCTTTGAGATTGAATCGACCTCATACGCATCCGGGGCCGCCGCAACCACAACACCTTGCTCCTGCATCGAAGCAACAAAGGCGGTACGTTGTTCAGGAGTTGCGTCCTCACCAGGAGGCATAATCCCCTGCTTCCCGATCATTGAGCGCGTAGACTGGGTGTTCTTGACGTAATCCCCCAGCGTTTTGAACTCCTTGTCTTTGTCGGAAAACTCGATTCCATCAAAAGACGCGTCATCGGCCTCATACCAAAGCGGTTCGCTCGATTCCACTACCAAAGCCTTCTCTTCGATTATACCAGATTGAACCCCGGCATCCTGAACTCCTTCAACAATTTCGTCAGCCATTAGTTATTCCCCTTTTTGGTAGGGCGTTGAGACCGCAGGCGACGAGCAATGTACGAGGTTTTAGCGGCATCCTCGTTATTGTCGTCAGTGTCGGCCCCCAACTTGCCTTTCTTGGCTTGGATGGCGCGAGTCCGGCGGTTCACATAGTTCGATCCGGTATCCTTCCCGATTGGGTTACCGACTGGGCGTTCATTGCGTCCACTTGATCGGCGTTGCGATTCCGGGACTTCTTCCTTGGCGCTGATTTCAGGCTCTTCCACTTTTTCTACCGGCTTGACTGCGGGCGGAGGAGTAGGCGTGGGCGCAGGAGCAACCGGCTTGAATTCTGGTTCATCTGGTTCCGTCCCTGCATTACCTGTTTCGGTATCCGTCGCGTCTTCCTGCTGTTCCACCCAGTCAATGAGCATATTGCAACAGGTCTTCTTCCCGCGCCCTTGGATGAACAGCTTATCAACCGGCAATCCGTTATCCGTGGCGAAGTCCTTCAAGTCCTGCATTTCGATTTCTTCCAACTCGAAGCCATCGACAAAATCCTGCTTAGTCAACTTTTTCATTATACGCGTCCTTTCGTTTTGTCTTTAATCCAAACCGCAACATCATGCTTCACGAGGTTTGCGTTTTGGCCTAGCTGATCTTTAGCCCAAAGCGGTTTTCCAATCCCGCAATAGTCTTCAATCTCCTTGAGAACCAATTTGCCCTCGCGAGACCCAAAGACCTCTCTAAAATAATGCTCTATCTTGTCCGACTGGCTCTTTGCTTTTACGGTCATTGTGAAATCATCCCGCCGGCGCCGTCTTCAATCAACTGGTCAACCGGCGAACCAGCCTCAGCCGCCTTCATCGGGTCGATTCTCCCCGCCATATCGCCAGCTTGTGCGACGGCTTGCGCTTGTGCCGCCTCTTGATTCAACCGATTAAGCTCTTCATCGGCATCATCTGCATTGCGGATTATGTCAGGATCGACATTGTGAGACTCAAATATAGCAATAAGCGCAGGAATTACCTTGATAACAGCTTGAAGTTGCGGTGATTCTTGGATTGATCCGGTTAGTTTCAACGCTTGCGCAACCGCCTCCTGCATGGAAACGTTTTCAATCTCCCGTAGCCGAACATCAAGACGGCTCGTATACGTCACCTGCAAATCATCAATATTAACCTCTGTCGGAGGCGCATCCACTTGCCCCGAGTCGATCAAATCACTTGCGACGAGCTTATATACGCGGCGAAAGAAGTTCCCGAGCGAATTGGCAATAGGCGCAATGGCTTGCGTCCGCTCTGCAACCAACTGGCTGACCTCATAGGCGGTCTTTGCCCCAGCCTTGGCGTGTTCCAGCATGTTGAACAGGTCAATGAAGAACAGCTTATCGATCTCGTCGCGTAGCCATGATATAAAGTCCGCAGATATTTGTAACGCGCCGGAATCCGTTTTGTACATCCAAGGATCTCCCTTAGACAAATCGGCATAATTCACGCCGAACGATTCCAGCTCAGCGTTTTCTACCGCGTCCCGATCAGGAAGCCACATAGGAGGCCCAATAGCCAGTTCTGTCCCGTCAATAAAGTCAGACACGGTTTTCATAAGCGTGCGCATTACAGGTAGAGCCTGCATTGCGGGCGATCGTCCGTTTCGCTCTCCGTGCTTCGTGTAGAAATGCTCGACGACATACCGCATATGCCTCGACCCAGACTCACGGCATACCTTTCCCGTCGTAACATGGACGTGCATTGAGATGTATTGCATCTTCGACCAGTGCTTTGACGCGGATTCTGGATCGTACTTGCGATTTTTCTTTACGCAATGGATGAAGTCGAACTTTGTTTTGCTGTCTGTTTTGTCCCATGCGACTTGAACAACCTTCGGACAGTCGCTATATCCGAACTTTTCAACCGCTTGGTCAGCCGTGTACGTATATTCCCTGTACAATTCGCAAACATTTCCATCCGCGTCGTATAAATAATGACATTTTCCAATAGGGAAAACCTTATATTCGTGCCTCAGAGTTGTCGGATTCCATTGGATGTACATAACCCCGCCACCGAATGGTACGTAGTCAGTCAGCCAATTGGCAAAAGCCTGAGCAAACTTCGATTGCCCGATATGGTGATGGGTCTGCTTTGATAGAGTCGCGTACCATTCCCGAACCATTGGGAGCTTCATTATCTGATCATCAGCATCCGCAATATTTCCCTTGCCCATTGCCATTGAATTTGAATATAGACCGCCCTGGAGCAGTTGGTTTGCGAGAATACCCGTTGAAATGATCGGTTGTAGAATTTCAGAGCCTTCCGACACCTCCAAAAGCGTTTCTTGCTCTGGCGCGAATAAAACCGCTATTTCGTCCATGAGGTCAATGTATGTATTATCATCCCCCTTGATTGACTCACAGGTTGCTATTACAGCCCGGCCCTTTTGCATTGGTCGTTCCATTGGTTACGCTCCTGTTTTCGCGTTGAACAGCCCAGCAAAGCCGGTACGCATTGCAGGGTTCGTCAAGTGCGTTGACATTCTCCCCTTCTTGTTGGCAATCTCGTCAAGTGTGCGTTGCCCTGCCGCCTTCACATCCTCGCCCTCTGCCTGAACCGGAGCGGGTCGCGCTTCCCGAGTTGGTACATCTGGAGACTTGCCCATATTAATTACCTCGTTTCATTTGCCTTGCGGTGTAGCATATCCCGCCCGACTTAGCAAACGGCTTAAAGCCAAATAGTTCAGTTGTTCGCGTAATGATCTTATCTGATAAATTATGATGCCCGTATAGAATGGTCAGACGTTCGTCCAATTCGAGCCATCTCATAATTGCATTAACTTTCCTATAAACCGAAGTCGGGTTATGTATCCGGCCCGCGCAGTAGTGAAGCTCGGCCGTGTTATGCTCTGCCCTGTAGTCCGTGATTGCTAACAACGCCACAACCTCGCCGCGTTCTGTAACCGCCATCGGGTCAATCATCATGTTAGACCCCGCCCCCGTCCACCATTCAACCCAATAATCAGGATAGGCGAACGGATCCGGCCAGAACTCCCTGCCCCGCGAACACGAGAAGAACGCGCTATGGATTAGCTCTTTGCTAGCGCTCAGGATGGTTTCAGCCATGATTATGCCCTTTAAAGAAAATCGCCATCGATGTATCAGGCAACATGCTCGAACCCATAACCTTGATTAGTGACGACTTCGGCGGCGGCTGCATAAATAGATTGGCGTGCTTGTTGTTTATCACGCAGGTATCTTTCCTTGAATTGAACCCGTTGCGCTTGAATAGGTCTGCCCAGTACGCAACATTTTCCTTTTCCAGCTTCGCGTCAATCCGACTTAATCCTTCGCTTATCTGATCCCGCGATAGTCCGACTACCTTTTGCTGGTCGGTAGTTGTGACCAATTTCTTTTTCTTTCCGAACAGGTTCTTTATCATGTATTCCTCCGTTTCCTTTTGCTTTGCCAAGTGGGCACCTATCCCACACGGCTCGAATGTTCTCAACTCTGCGGACTGAACCCTTGCTCATTAATGCCGCCTAAGTTTCCTTGCCCGCCGACCGCGCCCCTTGCCGGGATTCTCGATTGACATGCGTTTCAATTCATCTTCCACCCAATACCGAATTCCATCGACACCGTGATTAAACCTATCCTCCGGTTCTTGAGTCCATTGACCGTCAGGCTTGCGCTTCCACGCATATTGGTCAAGCTCTTGGTGCAGATCTGTGCTGTGCCGGTGAACGAATAACGGGGTGCGTTTCATTAAGTCGATTCCGGCCACAATCGAACCGGGATATTTTTTGCATGACGTTACGGAATACCCTTCGGCGTTTAGCTCTGCAATCTGCTCCGGCCTTGCGCTATCAGCAACGATCTTAGCGTTTTTCTTTATCCCGTGATCTTCAAGCATCCCCTGTATGCTGCGCGTATTCGGATTTGCATGTGAACGGCATGTGATTAATCCTCGCTCCCTGAACACTTCGCGCACATATAGCCGGGACTGGAATAAGGCGCACTCAACAAGCGCTGTCGGGTCCGCGCTATAACCAAAGTCCATCCCGTATCCGTGCCGCTGGCAAAGGTGTTGCGCGGGCCAGTCTTCCGGTTCGCAGAACTCCCAGAACTTGAATATTGAACCCTCGCGCTTTGCCCTTAGCCCAAGCCCGTACACGTTCCAAAAGTATTCGTCCGCAGTGCCGGAAATCTTATTTTCATGAACATTTGGGTTTGTGGACTCGATCTCGTCTACAATCTTCTGAGCAAGGTGCATCAGGTTATCTTTGTACGTCGAGTGCATGTATAAGCAGTTTGACCGGGTGAGCACCCTATCGAAAAGCCAATGCTTAGAAAGCGACGGGTTAAAGTCTATGAGCGTCATAAGCCGAGTACGCGCTACAATCTGCCTATATGCCTCGTAGTGGTGTTCCAACTCATTCAGCCAAGCAAAGTCACGCTCCGGTCCGTGGAGCTTGCCAGCGTCCGACGTTCCCTTGAACTCCATGATAGAGCCATTTTTGAAAGTGAACTTCTTTTCTTGCCCGTTCCAATTTCCTTCCTTCCACAACCCGGCATAGTCATCGAACCGCATTATGTCCTTGAAGTCCCGCACAGTTGACGTTGTGTGGGTCGCTTCGTTGAATCTAAAACATGTTGCCACTAGCTTTTCTTGAGCAAGGACGTTTATCAGGTATTCCAGAATAGACCAAGTTTTACCGCTACGGGCTGACCCCTCGAAAACGATGATGTCCTTAAACGCAGGCGTTCCCACCTTGTCGTGGTTCTCCAGAAGCGCCTTGAGGTTCTTATTTACTGCGACTTCATTCATCCGTTCGTTTACTTCCCAGATTATTAGGGTTTCATCTTCTTGAGCTTGAACACGGACACCTCGCCAGAAACGTCGATCTCCTGCTTATCGCGCCATCGAGTAGGGTTGCGATTCTTGAGCCAAAATATTTGAGCGGTGGTATTCCCGTCCATTGCTGTATTATATAGGCTTTTGGCAACATTTGAATCAGCGTCTTCCTTTCCTTCCTTTATGGCGGAACTAAATTTAGGGTATTTTTTTTTCCAACGCTTTATAGTTTCGTTTGACACATTAAAGAAATTGGCCATCTCTTCATTGGTTGCTCCCAAAAGGCACAGCTTAAAAACAGCCTCGCAATATTCTTCCTTGTAAAGAGTAGGTCGCCGCTCTTTTATCAAGTCCTCCGGCTTTTTCTTCGGTGTCATTGGTCGTTTCTACCCCTTTTCCATTGGTTCTGTCAACGTTATTCCAAGCCCGCGCATAATTGTCGCGGCATCCATATCCGAACCAACCAAGTCGAGCATCCTCTCCAGGTGGCCGCACTTGAACCAGTGAACCAGAGCAACCACACTATGCTTTTTCCTAAAATGCGCGGATACTACCAACGGCTTGCCCTTCCACATCGGCCAAACCTTAATACATTCGCCGTCCACGATGACCCCGGCCTGTCGCAGAACCTTGAAATCTTTAACCGCTTGCGTGATTACTGCGTAGCCTAGTTGTTCATATACGTTGATCATTTAATTTCCCCATTCAGCAGCAGTCCGCGAATAAGCTCCGACGCCTTCCGCCCCTTGATCGCTACCTTGTGCCGCTTGACAAACAGCGCCTTCTCGTCCGGCGTGAACCGCGCCCCGATGTAGCATATGCGGGTGCAGGCTTTCTTCTTGCGTGGCTTCATGATTCCGGTTCTCCTGTTCTCATTTGCGAACAACGTCCTAAGCCATCAACGCGCTTGCAACACGGATGATGGCCTTGTATTCGATCAGCCACGTTTTCAGGTCGGGCTGGTCATTCGCGCAAAGCCTGGCAATCTCTTTCACAGCCGACTCGATGCTGTTGTAATACCCGACGAACGAACGCGATTCCTTTCCGGCGTTGTCGCCGTCCTTCACGATTGCGATCTTGTTGACCGTGTAGTTGCGGTCGTCCGATGCTTCGATTTCGTAGTTCTCGATCCTCTGTTTCATCCCTTCGCTCCTTTGCGCCCCCTCGCGGGGGCTGTTGGTTAGTAAACTATTTCTCCTAGCGTCCACTTGAGCGCTTCAATGGCTCCTTTTGGCACCTTTCGCGGGTCGCAGATAATGCTCGATTTTGGTCGACACCGGGTCCGGCCGATTGTGCCGCTTTATACGCTTCTTGCTTTAAGTCTATCTCCCGATTAATTGCACTATTGATTTCTTTTGCTGTCCGTTTAATTGTCATGTTTTCTTCTCCGTGGTTGGTTGGTTCGTTGTTCATGGGTAAAACGCATAACGATTAGCGGCAGGATCAAAGCTTTATTTTCAACTAATTTCAGTAATGTGCAGAATCCTTAGCAAAACAGCACTTTTTAGGGGTGAAATAAATCTGCTTTTGTAAATAATCACTTAACCCAAACCTGCACATACGGCGTACCATTCTCAGAGTGAAGTTCCCGCGTCACCACATCGTAATCGTAGTTGCTAATCATCGACCTCACCTTATCAATCGGGAAGTTCAGCACTTTGAACCCCTGCCCCGGCTTCATTGTTTCGAGCAGGGTTTGAACCTCGACGCGAATCTTCTTGTTTCGGGCGATTGAATATTTCTTGATGTCCCCGGCGTTTCGTTGCGTCGGTTTTGTAACTTCCCATACTGGTATTACTATCGGTTCATTCATTTCGTTTCTCCGTTACGTTTGCACTTCCCTTCAGATCCGACTCCGACCAATGCACCATTACCGATTTAATGTCTGTTAGTTTCATCATTCTTTCTCCTTTGGGGTCATTTTCTAACCATTATTCTCGCTTGGCAGTTTATACAATCGACAGTTTCCGAAACATCATTTTTGAAAAGCGTTTCGTCAATTGGTTGATTCGTGTTACAATGAGGGCACTCAAACCAAATCTCACTCCACGCCTCTGTAATGTAAGGCGTTTCACCAAGCATCTTTTTTAGTTCCTTTGACATTTCCATTTTTCGATCTCCTTTGTTCCCCGCCCAAACCGCGTTAGACGGAGGCATTCCGTAAAATTAACTGTTAGATTTCCAATATAATAATCTTTTCTCCTTCTTCACCGTCTGACACCCAGCCACGCGCAATCGGTACAGCCCCTTCTTCCTTACGAACTAAAACGGTGTCTGAATCACACTCTTGTAAAAACTCTATCAATTCTTTTTTCTTCATATCATTCTCCTTTCCGACAAATCAGTCGGCTCTATCGCTATGATCAGCGCCGTTGGTGGCGTTGGATGGATAAGCAATTAGCTCGCATCTATCGTAGTTAGTTGTCCAAAACTCATGAGTTCCAGCAACGCCGCCCAATTCTTTCACGCCTCGCTCAACATCCATTTTAGTGGAGAAAGAAACCTTCCCGCAGTCCCTTAGTCTCCGAGCTAGTTCTTCCGCAGTCCCAAGCTCAACCAGAAGTTTTCCAGACTTCATTAGCCTGTAATTCAATTCATCGCTGAATATTGACCCTTCATCGCAGTGACCGCACCGGCAGCCACACGCAATATGAAAGCATTCGGCGCACACAATGATTCTATCACCGCATTTCTCGCATGTGTAGCCAAGATCGTAGTTAGTCGATCCGCACTCGCACTTGATCCGGCTTGCACTTAGCTCTGTATACTCCGGGCGCATTGACTCCGCGAGCTTTGATACCGTTATTTCTATGTTTGGTTTCACTCTCTCCCCTCCGGCGCGATCTCTACAAAGCGCCCTCTCTCTAGTTCTGGTCGCAATACAACGCTTCCTGTGTCGCCGTATGACGTTTTCTGAGCCTCAAGAACTATCGTATCATCCATCCCGCCATAAACTGACTTCATTCCGTCCGGGAATCCAGAATCCTGGAAAACGAGAACCGCCCGCGCAGATTGAGTTTGCGAACCAGCTCCCTTGATTGACCGCTTGGAAATCCATTGCCCGTCTTCGATTTTCGTCAGGTGCATTACCGGGATGATTGCAACGTCGTATTCTTTTGCCGCCCGAACGAGTGCCGCCATGATATGGTTTTCTTTCTGCGTTTGGTTTTCACCTACCGACGTGATCAAATCCTTAAATCCGTCCACAACAACGCCCCGGATTCCATATTTACGCTTATGTATGGCAATCTCTGTTACAAGCCTCTCAACGGTCGCTGAGCGGTCGCATACGTGCAAGGGTAGTTCTGCTACCCTTCGCAGTGCTTCTCGGTGCTTATCCATGAACTCCGGCGTTCCTGCACCCCTTCTGATAGAAAACATGTCATACCCACCGTATGTTGCCGCAAGATTCGACACCATGCGCTCTGCGGTATCCTCAAAAGCAAAATATAGGATCGGGATTTCGCGTGTCACCCAGTACTCCGTCAGGCAGGTAGCAAGCCTGGACTTGCCTTTCCCGTCCCTTCCGGCAAGCGGTGTAACAGCCTTTGACGGTATTCCAAGCGTTCGCAGTTGGAAGTTTCTCCACGGGAACGGAAGACCGAACGGCTTCCCATCTGCAATCATCTGGGAGATTTTAAACGCCTCGTCCGTTATTTCCTCGATGCTACGGGACTCCTTATCCGATGTTTCGTTCAATGTTTCCAGTGTGGCCCCCATTGAATCCATTACCGTAAACGGGTCTTCCCCTTTTCCAATCTCGTTTATTGCTCCAGTGGCGGCAATCAGAACCTTTCGGCTTGCGTGGTTGGATCGCAGTACGTCAATCGCGCTTTTGAAATCCTCTATACTGTGCGCCCACTGCGGGGTTTCCTCACAATATCCCATTGCCATCGGGTGTTTATCGAATATCTTCCCGGATTGCATGACAAGGATGTTGTCGCGCTTATTCCAGCGGGTTACGGCCACCAATTCAAATAGAGCCGTGAACATGTCGCCGTCTTTGGAGTCGTCGAACCACTCGTGCATGACGCCGGATTCCATTGCTGTCTGCATATTGTCGCTGTTGAACATGCAGGTTGAAAGTATATCGTGTTCAATATTTCGCATTTTCTAAAACCTCTTTTTCCATTTCACTCACTCGATCTTCACCGTACCGTCCAACCATCTTTTCACGGAATATCGCAAAGCGATTGTCGAATTTCATCAGGCTTAGATCGCTCTTTCGCTTTTCCGCGTCTAGGTCTGCGGACATTTCGTTGAACGTGGTCATACTAACCCAATTTGCGCCATTGTGGGAGTGTTGCTCTTATCCGGCGCATCAAATCCACGGTGGAAGTCTGCAACGACCGGGAAGCGGCGCGATTGGTTCCATGCGATCGTCAACCCCTCTCCAAATGTTTCCTCGGTGAATTGCTTTGATAGCTCACGGTGGTAGATGTCAACTACACCAGCCATTTTATTTTCAGAGTCGATGTGCTTGGGCATCCCGAATACAAGTGAAAACTCGATGAATGCTGTTTTTACTGTTTCGCGGTTGAGTGTCATACGTTGCTCCAGTTGATTTTTGTTTCTCTTTTACCTACCATCCAATTTTTAAGCGTCTGGTTTGGGTTGTCCATTTCAACCCCGGCAAACTTTGCCGACATGCCAGAGATTGCCTCGTACCACTTCGATCTGTCAGGTTGAGCCTGTAGCGAGTTCGCAACATGGAACCCCTGCACGGATGCAAAAGAATCGTTGCTTGCGTAGACGGCGGCTATGGCATCAGCAATCGAAGGGTTCTCACAATCAATCTTTGCGATGAGGGCGGGGAATGACTCTCCTTCTTCCTTTATTCCTTTCTTTGCTTTATTACCCTTCTTGTTAGTGTACCCACTTTGTTCCCCCAGTGTTCCATCTGTGTTCCCTCTGTGTTCCCCGTTTGTTTCCTCTTTGTGCGAGTTGTACGAGTCAGGGCGCTGGTAAATATCGTAATTGCATATGCTTATATGTGTTCCTTTTCTGTGCGAGTTGCGCTTTAAAAAGCCTATTCCATCCAAATCAGACAGGATGTTTAGGATCTTCTTTCTCGAATATTCCCGCATTGACCGGTTTTCATAATAAGCGCAGTTTTCAGCAATCAATGACATGCTTGTTACAAGCTCCCCTCGTGATACAGTTGTGCCGTCAGGAAGTGAGTGCTTGCGCGATGAATGCCTAGCTCGAAGTATTAGATATGCCGCAACCCTAAAGTGTCCAGGGGGGAGCATCCAGAGGGACGAGTCTAGTGTGTCTCGTGATAGAAGCGCGTAGCCTCTTTGGAGCTTATCACTCATTAATAAACCTCCCGAACTGCTTATCAAGTTCCGACCAAACGATTCGTTTGATGGTATTGATTTGAGGTTCGGGAAGGTTGTAGCTTTCTAGAGTTTCGGCCATAGACCCTATTACGGTGTCCCCGGCCTTCTGGAATTGTGCTTTTGTCATACCAACCTTTCCTTTTGGCAACCACTGCCTTTTGTATCCATTTCTTCCCTGCTTATACCCTAACCCGGGCGGCGGGTCAAGGGTTATGTGTTGTAAAATTCCATGTCCAGCCCTTCCATGAATTTATCCGGTGTTTTCTATCAGGCCGAAGCCTTCTTAGTTGGTGCGCGGCAAGGCTTGGATCGTTATCAGCATCGTCACTTTCAAATAGTTGAGTGTTGTTCCTTACAAAATGTTCAATATTGTCAAACTCATACTTACATCCGCGAGGGTCTATAATAAGCCAATGCTTTGCATGTTTATTCGTTTCAAATTTTCCTGTGTGTGGATGGTTTTGTCTGCAAAGAACATTAAACTCAACAGCACTACGAGGCTGGATACGACCAGTATTAATATGCTTTGCATTGCATGATTTTGAGCAATGTGTTTGCCCTTTTCGGTATGATTTAAACATATTACCGCACCAAACGCATTCTCTTTCAGGAGACTGCTCTGTTCTTAATTTGGATCGTTTAATATCATACTCCCTCATTTTTTCCCTATTCATTTCCCTGTAATTAAGGCATCTCACTCTATTCTCTTCTTTTGTCATACCTCTCCTTTGTTTCCCTGAATCGATCTCTCGTTATCGTTCCCCCTGAAAAGCTCGTCTGCCGGGAAGATCGCCTTGCAATCCGGGCAATTGATCATTCCAGTGTCCGCCCTGATCCGCGTGGCCTTTCCCTTTAACCCGCAGTCGGGGCATTTGTAGCGCCTTGAGTATTTGTTCATTGTGTCAATCCTCCGGTTAAATGTATTCAAACGTGAACTGGTGACGCTTCCCGCACCGACCGCTAAGAATCCCTTGGATGTGTTCCCGCCCCACTCCGGTCAGCCTTGACGCCTTGGACACGCTCTCGAACTCGTAAACCGTGTCAGGGTCGGCCTTGGCTATTACGCGGATAGGGCGGGGCGTGCTACTGAATTTCAGCATTTGTCTAGAACTCTTCATATTCTTTCACCGCTTCTTCTGCTAGTTCTACGAGAGAGACCATCCATTCGCGCGGAACAAACAGCTGTCCTTCCCCGTCACAACCGGAATACTCTATTATTGTTTTTGCGCTTCCTGCAAATGCTATTAACATCATCATTTTTTTCTTCATGCTTTCGTCCTTTGGTTTGGTTTATGGATAGACAATCGCACATACCCCGAATCGAGTCAACCGAATAAATCGTAAAAAATACGAAAATAGATCTTGACCGGTTAAGACAGTGTGCTAGATTGGACCCAGATCGAACGAAAACCAACCAAGGAGAATCACGATGAGCGAACACGACCAGCACGTAACCGGCCACAACGGATGTTGCCACCCCGACAACCGCCCAGCAAACGAATCAGAGAACCCGCGATATTGCGAACGGTGCGTCTGTGCGCATGATGGGTATTGCAAGCAACTCGGACAATGGCTATGCGAGGAGTGCGCTTGCTTGGCATTTGAAGCGGAAATAACCGAACGGATTGGGCAATATTCAGATGATGCAGTTTTGATTGATTGCGCATTCGCCGCCTCAACCCCTCGCACGAACTCGGAAGGGCTTTACACATCGGTCGATTTTGAAATAGCTTGTGAACCTCACTCGGTTTCATTCGACGAACTGGCAAAAATTAAAGCTAACAAGGAGAAGTAGGATGAAAACAATTGAACGGATCGAATACGAAGCAAAGCTCAAGATGGCCGTGATGAAACTAGCATTTGCATATTCAAATTCAGAATCAGGAGCAAAGCCCGACATTATGCTGATGCCGGAGTGGTTGTTTATGGTGAAATTAATCGAACTGGAGGAAGTAGCATGAAAAGGTTCCACTCACACAAGAACGGTTGCCAATGGAAGCAGGAAGATGTCGTGCGGTACTGGTTTGCCGAAGATTTTAAAGGCGCTGGAAATTGGGCAGTTGTAAAAGCGGTAAACGGGGATTTGGTAAGTCACAGTAGCAACGGTGAAGAAACAGGAGTCGTGGGCTTTAGCGTTGATGAATACCTTGGCATTATTTCTGATTCAGGGTGCTCCATCGAAGTGCAAGAGTCCGACCTTCCATACCTCGAAAAGCCGGATGGCGACTGGGAGTTTCGGAAGGTTGAAAGTTCGGATACAGAGGCATTCTTTGGATTTCAGCAAGTGACGAGCGCACGAGGGAATATAATTACAGGCGTTTCTGATGTATTCCTAAACCAGATTCAGAGCACCCTTTCCGGCCGCCGCTGGTGCGCCCCGCGCAAGGTCGATGCGTTCGAGTCGTGGTGGGATGAAAATGCTGTTTCAGTTGGCTATGAGGCGACTGGAAATAAGGATGTTGCTAAGGCATCATGGTACGCGGCGAAAAGCGAGGGCGAGTCATGAAAGGCAAATACCCGATGAACGTACACTTGATGGCAATGGAAGAGGCACAGCGCGAGAAAGAGGCAAGGCGGTGGCGGAATGAAGACCTCGGGTTCTTCCTGTTCCTGGTGACTGCGATCTGCGCTTGGGTCGCTGTGTTCTGGCTCGGTGGTATCGCGCTGGGGTGGTGGTAGTTGGATAAGTACCGTCTAATCTACGCAATCGGCGGCGAGCGAATGGAGAAGGATTTCAAGCACCATTCCGCGCTGGTCGAATTTATCAGGCGGCCCGAGGTCGAGTATTTCTCGGCGGTGTGGCCGGATCGGTTAAAGCAAAAAAAAGGAGCTAAATGAAA